GCTTTTAAATCAGAACCAGGATTCTCACGTTCGTAAGATTTTCTACCTTTCTCATTTAATCCACCTTCTTTATTCTTACCAGACTTCTTAGTCCATGCTGCACCTTCTTCAATATAATCAAAATCATCTCTCCAAGAGTATGATTCTTTCTTACTATTACCATAATTAGCAGCACCCTTCTTACGACACTGAACTAATCTACCAGATGCATATGCAGAAGGCCAAACACTTGCACTTGCTTTTACTTTCTTGTAGCAAGCATCTTTCTTGCCACTACCTTTGCCTTTTTTGTCTGCTTCAGTGATTTGAATTTCTTCTTTCATTTTCTTTTTGTCAGTAGATACGTAAGTTGGTTTTGCTGCACCAGACTTGGATTGTTGACCAGGATCTGCTGCTTTTTTTCTTCTAGATGCAGATGCTCTTTCTGCCTTAGTCATACTTGCCCTTTTAGAAGATGATACACACTTGGGTGTACCTTCACCAGGTTCATCACTCGCACAAGTTCCACCTGTAGTTACATTAACCCATCCACCTTTACCATCTTTAGACTTAGAACCTTTGAACCATTTATGTAAAGATCCTTCAGACATTCCACCACCATTACCATTTCCACCATTTCCATTACCACCATTGCCGTTGCCAGAACCACCGTTACCATTTCCATTTCCATTTTTCCCATTCTTACTATCTTCATCTGGTTCTATATATCCACCACGACCTACATGCCATCCTCTAGGGATTATCTTACAACACTTATCAGTATTGCAATAATAATAACCAATCCTACACTTTTTCATTTTTAGTATCTTTGGTGTTATTAGTATTTAGAAATTGTTGTTTAATCATCTTAGATAGGTCTGATGTTGATCCAACAAATAAAGCATTGTTTGTAACTTGACTTGGACCTTTTACTTTCTCCTCATCAACTTCCTTAACCTTCTTTTGTAAATCCATTAACTTATCAGTAGTATCAGCAACTGATTTAATAATCTGTCCTGCAACTTCATATGCTCTTGGACTTGCACTTTCACCTGCAAGTTCCATTATACCATTAAGAGTTTCTTGTCCCTTTTCAATTAGTGAATATAGATTGGCACGGGTATAATCGTAATCCTTTTCTACATCATTAGTGACATCTTTTAGTTTATCCTTTCTCCTAATACCACCACCTTCAGGGGTATTACTCACCTCAATTTCACTAGTAGTGTTTAGAGCTTCATCAATAGAATCATAACTAGACATAATAATTAAATATCCTTCCCTTGTGTTGGACTATATGATTTAGCATCAGAGAAAACAGTTGATGTTTCACTAAATCCAAAATCATCATCTGGACCAGCATCAGCTGGAGCAGGAGTAACAGTATATCTCATTTCACGTTTTGATGTCTTAACGTTAGTATCAGTATGATAATCAACCTGAACTTTCTTAATAAGACCCTCTGAAGACTCTGCAACAGGACCAAATAAGTATGTTTTTGCTGTAAAATTCAATGTGTATATAAGTGCTCTTCTTGTAGAAAAATCTCCTTCATAATCATCTTGGAAATTAATACTATCCAAAACAATTGGTATATCTCTCTTTTCTCCTATAGATTTTACTAAATCTACAGTTAAATTAAATGATGGTTGGAAATATGGAAGTATCTGCTCTACAATCTGTAATGCATCATCATTTAACTTGGTTAGGATATTTAATTCAAATCCAACATTATAAGGAACTGGCATATAAACCTTTTTCATATTGGTTCCATCAGATGCCTTAAATGTCTGAGTTACACCAACCTTTCTTGTGGAATCATAATTCACTGAAGTCATTTCAAATGACATTCTAGGAAGTGTAGTTTGAACTGGTTTATTTAAATCTGCCTGTTGTTCTAATCTAGCAAGAAATTTTTGTGCAGGACCATATGCTAATGGAACTTTAAGTTCACTATATGTGTTTCCTGTAGAGTCGTCATGACGAATATAAATTTGATTAAACAATGTTCCAAAAGACACAATAGTCTTTCGCATTATTTCATGGTAATAATAAGTACCTAACATTATACTTGACCGAATGGATTAGTTTCTGAGAAATCTATAATAGAATCAGCTTCTGTTTCAATTTCATCACCTTTATCGTATTTATCAGAAAATTCTGCTTCCTGTATATAATCAACGGTATATTGTGCTCCAGATGTAGATCCAATTGCAATATCACCAGGAACAAATGTTCCATTAGTTGTACCCAACTTAAGAACTCCACTAATAACATTCCAAGTCTTAACTCTACCTTCAGCAGAAGAAAGAGAACCAGTTACAACCTCATTAAACTTGTATGTACCTATACCTGTAATAACTGGTGGTGGTGAAACGGTTACAATTCCAGTAGTATTATCATATCCAATACCAGCATCAGAAATAAGAATTCTAGTTATCATATTATCTGAACTAATTTCTGATCTACCAACTGCCGTTCCAATACCAGAACTTGGTGTTCCAAAGTATACTGTTGGTTCTGAAGGATATCCAGTACCACTATTACCAATACCTGTTGTAACTTGTTGGATACCAGCACCAGAAGTTACTAATGTTGCAGTTGCTGCAGCACCTACACCATATGTTGTAGAACCAATACCTAAAATAGTAGAACCAGCACTAACTATAGTAACTGTAGGTGCGACTGTATATCCAGCACCAGTATTTGTTAATAATATTTCTTTAACAGAATAAACACCATTAACAGAAGTTGTTATTGCTACAGCAGTTGCATCAACTCCTCCCGAAGGTGCACTACTAATTTCAACACTAGGAACTTTTGTATAATCATATCCATCATTATTGAGAATAATATTTCTTACATATCCAGTAGAAGTTGTTACTCCCAAAGATGCTGTTGAACCAATAGAAATAAGTTTTAAAGATGTTATATATCCAGATTCTACTAATGTATTATCAATTTCCTCACTATTAGCATCAACTTGATCCCATCCACCCATTTCATCTTCAAGTTCGAATAGTTCACATTGTAGTTCATAAACATAATTTTTACCTAGCTGATAAAAAGGTTTTTCATGTTCTACAAATTTAATTTCAAAAATTCTTTTACCTAATGGAAAATAAATTAAATCTCCTTCACTAGGTCTAGATGTAAGTTCTATCTCATCTGCTGGCATCTGTACCAAAAATGGTGATATAAAATCTTCAAATCTTTCTTTAGATATTGTTACCGTTAATTCATCCTTCAAACTCATACCAAATTTTGTCATTATATCACCTGCACCACCATATCCCTCATAAGTGTTTACATACGCTTCTATAGCAAAATTATCACTAAATCTGGAAGATTCTAATTCAGTGAAAATACTATCCTTTTTAACAATTCTTCTGGGTAGATATAATACCTCTACACCATATATTCCTAATTGTTCATTAATTAAATCTTGAACAAGTCGTTGCTCACTTTGTGAACCTTGTAGAAAAAAGGGATTTAATGGCATTATCTTATCCTATCATATCAAGGGGTGGAACTTCATATTCTAAAGTCATCCTTTCTTTAATCTCTGATAATTCACTAACTGCATCATCATATAATTCTCTACCATTAAGTTCAATTCCACCAGGAAGTTTAGTTCCTTTAAATTTAATTAAATTCTGACCCCATTGCTTCTTAATTAAAGCAGTTACGTATGGTTTTACAAAACTATCATTATAAATTTGCTTAAATGCTTCAGGATCTAATGCTCTATAACAATCAAGAACAAGATATGTACCTGCTTCTTCAGCAGCCCAATCAATATCCAAATATAATCTATCTTGTTTCTTATTAAATCTTAACTGTTTATCGGTTGATAATAGGAAATCAATATCTTCAAGATATGTTTTAGTCATTGAATATTGAAGAAGATCAATCGAATTAAATCGATATAAGTCATTTAAAAATAATTGATACTTCAGACTAAACATTCCACCTGATATAGTACTACTATCAAATTTAAATATTTTTTCTACACCAATTACTGAATCTGGAACCTGAAGGAAATTGGAATTCTCATACCAATTAGAAGTAACAGTCCCTAAACCACTAACAGATGTTGACTCTGCAGTAGTAGTTACAATACCAACTCCAGTTGTACCAGATGCTTTTCCTCTATCAATATCATCCTGAGTTAACTCATATTTTAAATACATTCTTTCAATACCATCATAATGACGTTCATTGAATAATTGTATTGTATCGTCTACAGCATCATCTATTTGATCATCATCTACGTTAATTTCTAAAACAGGAGCTCCTAATTTTCTAAGAGCATAATCAATTAATTCTTGTTTAGTGGTTGGTTTTGCCATCAGAATGATCCTCCATCTATAAGTCCTGCAGTTAATGTGCCATCCATAAACACATCATTAGTGAATGTTGCAATTCCAGCAAAAGTAGAAACACCTGCAGTTACAACTAAACCACCTGTATTAATCCTTATTCCTGATCTAGCAGTAATAAGACCTACTGAATCAATGTTAGTTACATCTTCATATGTTAATGTTCCACCAACACTGACATTTCCACTGAAAGTAGCACCAGCTGCAACTAATCCAAGTGGGAATGAAGCAGCAGACTCTGTTTCACCTTTAAATGAAGTTGCAGTAACACTGCCAAATATAACTAATCCACTACTTGTAGTGGTTAATTTTTCTATATTATCATAATAAAGAGATACACCTTCATCATCTCTAAATATTGCAGAATTTTTACCAGACTTTGCCTGGAAAATAATATCTCCACCATCGTCATCATCTGCATTATTGATAAAATATAAATTACCAGTATCATTGGTAATGTATGCATTAGAATTGTTATGGTAAATCTCTATATCAGATTCATTACCTAACAAGATCTTATCATTATCTTGGAGTGTTATATTTGATTGGAAATTGGCTTGTCCAACAAATGTAGATACACCAGCAACTTTTATTTGTTCAAATGTTCCATCATTTATAGTTGATCCACCTATGGTTGCAATACCAGTTACTTCTAAATGTTGGGTTGTAACAATTCCAGAAACACCTAATACATTTAATGTAGAAATACCACTAATATTAAGATTTCTACCATTTATTTCATCAAATAATATATCATCACCAACAAATAAATCACCACCTACATATAAATCTCCACCAGTGGTTGTTATACCACCATTAGCAGCAAGTGTTGTTACACCTGCAATACTAACATTATCAAGAAAGGTTGAAACACCAGTTACCTGTAATTGTGTAACAGAAGCAATTCCACCAATTAC